TTTTCATAAGATTACATCCTTGATTTCAGTGATAACTTCCCAGTGTGCGTCAGCTTTGTCACCGAAACGATTAGTTCCAGTGCGAGTGCTGACCCAGAAGAAGTATTTACGATTTTCGGAAGCAAGGAACAACTCACCTCCAGTATCCTGTTCTACAATACACACAGGATTGTTTTCCATGATGTTAGCAAGACGATTCTTTGCCTTGCTAGATTTAGGTTTTACAGTGACACGCTTCATTTGAGGAGACCTTGAAGAAGGAGAATAATGAAGATAATAGCAAGGACAGTGAGACCAATCAGAGCACTAATCCACAGCGGCGACAGCACCCACCACCAAGACCAAGTGATGTTACCAGTAAGTTTCAGACCAATAAACAGAACAGTCAGCAGACCAGGGAATCCGATACCGCTGGAAGAAGAAGAGTTGCTGGACATGGCGTGTCTTTCGTTGATGAATACAATATAACACCCCCCAACAGCGTTGTCAAGGGGTGATTGATAAGCATTGCTTATTGGTACTTGGTAAAAATATTAGTTTGCCTTTGTTTGTGTTGCATTTCTTTTTTCTTAATGTGAGAAGCAAAGGCAAGATTGTCAATTACTGCAAGTTTCTGCATAATGTCACTCTTAGTGTTATTGAACTCCTTTTCAGGATCATACTGAGAGAAGAAATTACTTTCTTTCAACATCACTTGACCAGTTCCGTAGTTGTAGTTAATGCAATCTAGATAATCGAAGATGTTAAACAAGCACAGATCAGTAGACAAATTATCTTTGGAAGATCCTTTAACATTGATAACAAAAATATAGTATGAATCAATCTCTCCAGAGTCAAACTTGGTAAGAAGTCGGTCGAAAGCTACCATATTGGGTTGACCTTTTCCCTTTTCATATCCCAACTTAACATTCACAAGAGTATTACCTTTCCACACAAAATCTTCCATCTTTCTAGTTTGCTTACCCTTACCTTTAACCTTTGATGGTTTGCTAAAATTAGCATCTATGCTTGCAAGTTTATCAACAAGATTCTCTTCTACCATTTCACCAAAAGAGTGACCAGGTTCTTTAACTGTAGGATCAAATCCAACTTCATTTAGGCACAAGTCAATATTATCTTTGACCAGTTCCAAGATATAAAGTTGCTCTTGCTTAGTGATCATTTAGTGTTTGTATTTCACATACAATAACACCCCTCAACCGAAAAGTCAAGGGGTGATTGATAAGTGTTACGGATAGGTGCCGACGATCTCAATAGAATATCTTATCTGTCCACCAAATCCAGTAAAAGATGTATCTATCTCTGCTTTAAGTTCGGATACTGTTGCCTTTCGATCTGCAACTTCCTTCATAACTTTACAGAACTGCTGATCCATTTGTGTAGTGTTAGGAAAGCAGAAGTTATTTGGTACTACAGAGGAAACACTTGTGCCATTACTAATCAGTGCATCAGCTTTGATATAATCACCATTCATACTCATTCTACCATTCGATACAGTAGCAGTAGGAATGACTTGATCAGTTAAACCATTATATACTGAAAGTTCGTTAGTAGCAGCATTAAAAGATAGTTGTCCATGTATAGGAGCATTAGTAATTGCAGTAGTAAATGCACCACTATGAAGTGCAGATAACTTACTCTTCAATTCTTCTCTAAGTTCATCCTCTTTATCTTCTACAACTTCCTCTACAATTTCTTCTTTCTTTTCACCATACATTTCGTCGAATGTATCAAGCAACGGATTAGTCATAATCTCTCCGATAATACTCTAAGTTGCGGGGGGCAGTTGTAAGAAAATCACAGCGAATCTCAAACCATTTCCAGCGGAATGAGAATCCTGTTACAGATCGACTGCCAAAACTAATCAGCAGCATTGGAAATAGTTCAGTGGCAGGGTAATCATCCCACTGAATAGAAACATCCATCAGTGCGAATAGAGGATACCATGGGAAAAGTTGAAAATACCATTCATGCCCAAAGTCTTCGTAGTGACAGTAATCAAGGAGTTTCACAGGTTTTCTACCTCTTTAGATAGAGTCATCATATCACTCCTGTCAAGTACAGTCAAGTTATTGAGTTTCTGTGCTGTCATGCTCTTCACATGTTCCATGGTTTTGCGAATGATAGCAGCAACAAGTTTCTGCTCTGTATCTGCCCATGTGTTTCGTTCATTCCACACAGCATCCATTAGTTTTTGTGCTCTATCAGTCATCATTATCATCCCAAGGTGCTTTACGATTCATAAGATCTTTAAGTGTTTGTTTTATTGATGGTGGATTTGCAATCATATGCATCAGTTTATCATAATCTTCCTGAGAAACATAAATCTTCTCTGGTTCCTGTGCTAATCGCATCTTGCGTTCTGGACTGATAGTTATATTGTATGGGTCATCATAAGGATAGATGTATTCTTGCATCCATCCAATACTCAATGCTTCCCAGAACTCCTGATAACCCCATTCATCACCGTCATCATAACAGTCAAGAATATACAGGACATTATGAAATCCATCAAGGAAATCTTGCCACTTTGATTGAGTCTCAAATCTCATTCCATTCCTCGTATCTGGTGTTTATTTTACCATTGTTGAGGAAGATATTCAAGTGCCCTGTGCGACCATCCTCAAAATAGAATGCCATCCACACATGCTCGCCTTCATCCATCACTTCATAGTGGTAGGATTTGATATTATCCAGCAGAAACTCGTCTGGGTTGAATAGTTCTTTGTCAGTCATGAGTAATTAAAGTGTAAATGTGTTTCCCAAGTAAATGCTGGTTGGTCTCTCCTTTGCATCATTTCTGCGACGAAATATGGAATAAAACTTGTGTATTTGTCCAGAAACTCCCTCTCAGTAAGTTCATCAAATCCGTGCATATAATGATCACAATCAACAAACTTTGCAAACTTTTCATATTCACGATCTCTATCATCAACTCTTTGATAGTTGCGACAGATCTTCAACCAGAATGAACGACCTTCACCAGTTGCACAATAATCAATCGCAAAGAAACGATAAAAAGGTTTGTCATCCATTGTTTTGTCTCACTCTTTTAAGAAATGCAGTTGCCTGCTCATCCAATCGTTCAATCAAATCCTCAATATCAGAGATCGCAATCTCATTATACTCACGATTGAGGTTCTCACAACGCAAAGCATCAATCATAGATTGAAATGCAATCATTTGTTGATGCTCTGGTGTGATAGGTGTGCCGTGAGGAAGTCCAGCACATTCCATATTGTAGTAGTCGTTATATCGTTGAAGAACACGATTGCTCTTCTCACGACGCTCTGCTTCTTCAAGCATTTGTTCATAGTTCATAGTGTTTTTCCTCGCTGCCCAACCTAAATTGGGCCAAGTATCATGATAGATTTGATTTAATTTTTCATTATCGTAAATCATGCAACGAATCCCCATACTTTCCACCACTTACCAAGATTCAATGCAGCAATAATAGTTACAAACTCCCTATCTGCAAGTTCTTGATTTAGTGCTTCTAGTGTATCTGGATCAAAGCAAGATGACCAACGATCATATGCACATCGAAATACATCTGCCCACAAATCTCTTGTAGGAACCTCAAAGTTATCCTTCATGTCTAGTTTATAATATGGGCAACTTTCTGAGCACATATAAGCATATGCCAAAAGTTCTCCCAGAGTATCGTCTTCTACTTCATTGATACCCTCAGAAAAATTAGATACATCGAATGAATTAAAGGTCATTTAATCACCCCAACAGATTTAAGATACCTACGATATGCCATATATCTACCAAGTTTTGGTTGTCCTGGTACATCTAACTGATGACAGATTTCACAATACATTAAAAACTCATACCATGGCGTAGTAGGATCTAGCACATGATATGGATATTGTTTAGAGTTTTCCACCTACCACACCTTCATACGAAGACCCAACATTTTCACCCCATCCTTCTTGTATTCCTTTAAGATAAAACCTGGTGGCAGAAATACATAATTCTTTCGTGAGGGATGTGATAAGTGGTTTCCCATCTTTGTCAAAAGAATGCCACAGTTTGTACGGAGTTTCTTCAACATAAAAGGCATCATCATAGAAAGTTCGTTCGTTGTTCTGGTTGTCTTGGTTGCTCATCTGGCACTCCTTCAATAATAATTTGTGCTGGTTCATCATTCCAGTGCCGAATTACACCAGCAACAATAAAACAGTTTGTAATAAGATAAGTTGCAAATATAATAGTCCTGACAATCGCAACTTTATCAGCAACACAATCTTTCTTGTGTGCCTTTTCTCCTAGTGCCTTTGCCCACAGTCTCCACATTACACCCATTCTGGTTTCCTATCTGGTTTACGAAGATAATTATCCTTTACCCAAGGTTTAGATGCAACATACATTTTATATGCTGTAAAAGTATCTATGCTAGTATCAAGTTTGTACTCTTCGGGCATAGCACGGGCAAAGTAATCTGCCATACTATAGCATGTAATTGCTTTGCCTGTCTTCTCATGAAAGATTTTCTTCGCATTGAAAAGACTATTATTGCAGGCATGAATCTTGCCATACCGATATTTGTATTCGGTACAGAGTGCAAGACCATGTACAATCAACCAGGCAGTATTATAGATATTCTTTGCTGCCCATTGTGTGCAGGGATGGTTGCGAAATGCACCACCTTTAGTTTCATAATCGCATCCATCTTTCTTAGGGATAGTTCCCCAATCGTAGTACCACTTAGAATAAATGATAGAAAGCATCTGACACGATTCTAGAGGCATTTTTACCACATGTTTGTCAGGCAAAACCCGAGCAGATTCATGTGGATTGTTAGATGTCACGAAGATATTCATGATAAAGTTTGATGTACTTCTGGTAGAGCAGTTCTAGTGTAGCAGCATCTCCTGATTCGTCAAGTTCCAACATGCGATCTCTCGCATCTTGCAACAAATCACAGACTCGCATAACTCGTAAGTGTTTCATTATGTCGTCTGTTCCCTAACTTGTGTGTAGACAACATCAAACATTTCATCAAGAATTTCAGAACAACGCCAATACTCATCACTATTGAGAACAGTTTTGTCCAGTTGATAACGACGGACTGCATCATAGATGAGTCGGAGTTCTGCGTGATTAAACTTCGGAAGTGTAGTCTGGGTCATGATACTTTAGATACTCACGAAAGGTCATTTTCATTTCTTTCTGCGTCATACCACAGTGGGCAGCAGCAGTAGGAAGATTCATCGTAGCACGAAATAGTGCTTGATTTGCTTCCTTAACATTTTCTGGTGTGGTTTTTACTGTCATCTAAAATCTTCAGGTTGCAAATTATCAAGTTTATCAAACAGTTTATCAACTGATTTCAGTTTTTCAATGTGACACATCAATTCTGCGATTGCTTGATTGATCATCGGTCGTTCATTTCGTGCAGCAAAAGCAAGTGCATTACGCAACGATGCTTGTGCTTCATCCAGTGATTCTTCTACTTGTGGTGATAATGCCATTAGTCAGATGCTCTCCAGTGTGTAAGTTTAACTCGTTTATCTTGAAACTCTTCAACTGCTTGAAGAATCATTTGAGCAGATTCTTGAGCATCTGCTTCATCCCAACCGTCACCATGTTGCCCACTGATGTAGTAGGCATATAGTTGATCTTTAATTACATCCATTAGTTTGTCGTAGTGTGTCATCCTACCAGTTGTCGAATAAGTTCGTCTTCATCGCCAAGAACTGCATCAGTCCAGTCCTCATCTTCATCAAACTCATTGATACGATCGTATTGATCAATCGCAGAGAAATCGAAGTTGTCCATCAGGTCGTTTGTCATTAACAGGATTACTATAGGGCAAAGAAAAGGGGGTGTCAAGCCCCCAATCAATCAGTTCTTCTTATGATTCCACGGAATCGGTGGAAGTCCTAACTCTTTATTAAACTTATTCAGATCTCTAAGAAGTTTCCACTTCAGATAGATTCTCATAACTTCTGTCTGTGCATGACGAAGTTTAAGATTGATAAAAATTAAAACTCGGTTCATTCCTTCTGGATAAACCCAGAAGAAATAACCAAGGACACACAAAAATGTGACAAAAGAGTAGTAGGATAAGTTTGTAATCATTTATTTTTGTAGATAGGGATCAACTAATCTGAGAAGATGTTCCCACATTTGCTTCTCTTGTTTAGTTGGTTGCTTTACTGATTGATCCCAGTCAAGCAAAACATTGGTGAGAAACTTACATTCCTCAGCAGAAAGTTCAATTTGAGTCATTGGTGATTGGAGTTTCATAGTTAGTAGTAATCAGTAGTGTACTCGACATCGAATTCTGGATAATCATCGTACTGATCATCATCAACATTGTCAAACTGCTGGGATTCAGCAATAGTTTCGTAGTTAATTTGGTCTTGGTTCATATCAATACTGATCTTCTTCATAATAATCCGATACATTATTGACATTGAACTTTTTGGAACCACGCTTCTTGGAACGAGGATTGTCTGAATACTCATCACGATAACGCTCAGAAGATCCCTTTTGACGCTTATCGCGCAGAGATTTGCCCCAAGAGTTGTGATGATCATCACGACGGAAAGTGCGACCCATTAGTGTTTGTTTTGCCTTGAATGAACTACCTCTATATAGTACCGCAAAAAAGAGGGGGTGTCAAGCCCCCTCCTCAATTGATAAGTTTTCGTGATCTTTGTATAGATTTAGTGCTTCAACTCCACCAATTAGTTTGACTAGATATTCTTCTCGATCAGCAAGGTTATCCTTTAATTGCTGTATTTCCATCTTAGTCTTAATTTGTTGTGCCTCAAGGTTTTCGATTAGTTCTTCAATTGTCATATTCGTTAAATTAAATATCTAATAATAATTATACCACTTCCACCAAGTCCACCAGATCTAGTATGATCGGCAGTTCCTCCACCACCTCCACCAGTATTTGGAGATCCATTTGCACCATTTGTTCCAGAACCATGTGGACCTATGCCGCCATTCCCACCGCCGCCAATACCACCAGTATTCCCTCCCGTATATCTTTCATACCCAGGATATGTTCCAGCAGCACCACCACCTGCATAGTACATATTTGTTCCAGAAATAGAACTTAATCTTCCTGCTCCACCATCATTAAAATTAGTTGAAGTTGGTGATCCAGCTGCACCACCTCCACCTCCACCATAATTGACTGTACCATTATTATTTGCTCCAGCAAATCCTTGACCAGCAGTAGCCTGTCCACCTATTCTACCATCACTCCAGTTTTGTGCTCCTCCGCCAGATCCGCCAGAAGTTCCATTTGCACTATAGTTTCCCCCTCCACCACCTCCAACTGCAGTAAAAGTCAAAAAACTACTACTGGAGCCATTTCCACCTGCTCCTCCTGGACTACTATTAGTACCAGCAGTAGGTATTCCACCTCCACCAACAACAACATTATATGTTCCAGGAGTAATTAATATACTTCCTGTTATAACTCCTCCTCCACCACCACCACCGCCGTGGTGGCGACCACCTGCTCCTCCGCCTCCGACAATAAGATATTCTATCTGAGAATCTCCAGATGATATAATAAATTGAGAAGTGCCAACAGTAGTAAATGTATGTATTTTGTACTGAGATGCAAAAGTAATACTACCTCCAGTAGCTTGCATAGGTCCTTTGGATATTCTACCAAAAGATCTCAATCCATTAAATGTAGAAAATAAAGGACTCATATTAATTAAAATCCGACTTAGTACCGTATACTACCCAACTTGGAGTTGTGGTTGAACTTATATTAATAATGCTAAATGTGTAAATATCAGTTCTACTTGTTCCTGGAGTTGGTGCTGTTCCTCCAGACCATCTTATGGTAGTAGAAGAACCATTAACATTTATACTATTTCCAAATCCATATCCAGTTCCACCCTGAACAACAATCAAACTGACTGCAAATGCTCGTAGAGGTGTGGTTGGAACATTAGTAAATGATGCAGTAATTGTTCCAGCAACTGATGGATGATAGAAAACTGTAGTTGTACTTAAACTGTAAGTTTGTGCTCCAGAAGTAGATGCAGGTCTTACTTCTAGAATTTCAGTAGCAGTTCCAAATGTCAAAAATTGAGGGATAGTGACATTCCCAGAAGAATCGTAACTAAGGAATGTCGTTGACCCATCTGCATTTGTAATTGCACCAGATGGTGAACCACTTAGTCTAATATTAGTAATGGATAAGCTACTCATCTTTTACCTGCTATTTGTTTTTTGATATGACCAAAATATACAATCCATTCCACCATAGAGATGAATCCTCAATTTGATGAAGAATCTTCTTCTCAAATAATACTTCTAGATTATTTATATCAATAAAGTCGTTTGTTGATATAACGGCATCATCCATATTTGCATCATCAATTACAAGAATAAAAGTATCTTGTAGATGAGGAAGAATGGTATTTAATGATTCTAGTTGTTCCTGATGAGAATGCTCACCATCATAAAATACAACATTTGGTGAGTATAACGGATGAAAATCCTCAGATGTCAAATCCTTACAATGTTTTTGTATGAATTTTACTGAGTTTTGACCCATATACTTACTTGAATTGTCAATAAAATCTTGTAAAGGATCTTCAGACTGAATCCACTCAATATCATCACGATATGGTCGAATATCTGGTAATTCATAATGATCTACTGCATATGCTTTTGCACTATTGTTTTGTAGTGCAGCAAAGAATGTAGACCCATTATAAACACCAACTTCTAGATAAACTGGATTATATACTTGACAGAGATTGTTTAGAAGATGTCTAACTCTATCGGATGACAATCCAACAATATCATATGTGATCGAATCAAAATTAGATACATTCTGTGAGGACTTATCTATTGACTTGATAACATGAGAGACATAAGGATGGATTTGTCTGTGCTGCTTTCTCAATCTAGATTCAACAACAGATTCGCAGTAATTACATTTCCAGCAGTCAAACTTACATGTTTTAATCTTATCTCTCCAAATATCAATTGGTCGATCTTGGAGGGAAACATCTTCAATGTAGGAATTAAATGTAGGGAATAACAATTCTTCATTATCTGCCCATCTCTTAATAATATCCATAGACTCTGAAAGACGCATAGCAGACTCTCTACCGTGCATCTTGAATACATCTATACCAAGATCTATAAACTCTTCCCAATCGGTCTTCCAGGGCGGTAGATTGGCAGCTTTGAGTGAGGCAGAAGTGTCTTCATGCTCCCATCTAGAGCAAGAAATCCTACTGATTGCATCACCAAAGAACTCAACATGATTTTCATCACGATTACTGTTATATTGATAATGTTCTGGCATGATTGGACAACCACCCCAGCAGTTTTCATTTGCTAGTAGAGAGATCTTAACTGGTTTTCCAATCGAAGCACAGTATTCTTTTGCTTCTTTGATTGCAACTAATTGATCCCTATCGCGCATTAGATCACGATCAAGATTAATATAATTAAATCCTGCCTTTGCTAGAGAGACAATTTCATTTGCCTGACGAACCTCACGCAGAATAGTATTCTTAATATACAACTCAGGAAAAGCATTCTGGATTTGACCAGTCATAACCCAAGAGGTATGAGGAATGGTCGCAATCTTAACTCCAGCATTATACACTGGTTTATAGTTTTCAATGAAAATATCTAAATTTTCTTGAGTAGGAGGAACATGTATATTATTGAATGTTGCAGATAACGGAATTCCAGTCTGTTGAGAAATGTACAGAGAATTACCTGTAAGTTGCTGCGGATTGGAAAAAATATCCCCCATAGCATCTTGCATGAATGGGGGCATTCTACAGGTGAAATATAAGTCAAAGATATAATCTTTGTACTCTAACAAGAATGGAATTAAAACTTCATTTACTGTCTTCTCATCAAGTTTCGGATTTATTGGAAGACTGAATACTCTTGAATTCATTAATATCACCTTTTAGTTTATTAAGTAGTGGAACCTCTAGATTGTCTTCGATTCCATGGAATGTTGGAAGTGCTGTTGTTGGATTCTTTTCTAGTTCCTTTAGATAAGGAAGTAGATTACTATGAATCTTAGAAATACCAACATTTAATAATCCAGAATATTGAACAGCAACTTGAAGAGTTGCAATCTGGTCTTCCTCCTTTAGCATAGAAATAGAGTCCATATTTCCAACTCCAATTCTACCATGAGCAACAATATCTAGTGCTGCTTGCTTACCCAATCTAGCAACCCAATAAGTTCTTTCTTCATCATGATCAAACTCAAGATGTTTCTCAAGTTCTTCTTCAGTCATGTCTAAACTCTGAAGATATTCAA